GGCTTTCGTTATTCCCAATGAGAACACGACCCCCATTTGGTTAAAAAAGCACGAAAAATACTTGACAAATAATCCGGCTTGTGGTATTATAATTATAGAAACAAGTAAACCTAGTAAAATCAAGGAGGAAATAAAAATGGAGTTAAGCAGTAAGATTGTATGGGATGAAACTTTCGGACAGTATTCAAATAACTTTTATAAAGATGCGAAAGAAGTTGAAAGGCAAATAAATAAAGACGATTATGTAATAGGAATGGTTTTAGGGTTAAATAGTGATTTACAGCAACGAATGTTAAAAATTTTAGAACAACCCGTAAACGATAACACAGGTAGAGCTATAGACTACATTATGAGAACAATCGGGAGATATATACATAGAGCGTATTATGTAAAAGAGCAACGGTATATTGCTACTATAGATTTAGTGTTGAAAAAATTTATTTTAGAGTATTTATAATAATAAAATAAGGAGGAAAAATAACACGAGTGAATTTAAGATTAAAATTATCGATAATAATACAGGGCGTTTATGCGGAGATATTACAGCTGTTACAGAGGTGTCAATATCTAGTATAGTACAAGAATATGTCACAGAAGATACAACAGTTTTAGTACGCGGAGATGATTTGTTTTGCTTGTATTGGAACGACAAATATTTTTTTAAGTCCTCTATGATTAAACATTGTTATCTTGAATTTTTTTATAATGTAATAAATGGTTTATATGATTATGCAAGAGACGCTTATCATATTCAATATGGTCGAGTTATGACATTGTTACATAGTTATGGCGAATCTGACACCACTGAATTACTTACCTGTATAGATAACATATGGGCAACAAGATATTACTCAAGATTTATATAAAGGAGGAAAAATAATGATTAAATACAGACTACACAATATTACCGATTTTGGTGTAGAACTTCACGACTTCTACACTGAAAACTCACTAAATAACTACATAACCTTGTTTGTAGACCCTCCATATTGGGTTGAAAATTTAGAAACACATGAAAATGTGTACACGGGTTTTGATGGACATAGCGAAACTCATTTAGTTAATAAAAATACAGTAGTTAGTCCAAACAAACTAGACGATTTAAATGTTTCACGTGAAACATTACACGAATCTGAAATAGACTGGATAAAAAGGCATACACCAACAGAAGAAAAAGAACCATACACCAAATTAGAAAAAATATCATCTTTATTAGCAATTTTATCAGTCATAATCATGGCAACTTTTTTGCTATATCTTTTATTATCTTCTGTATCATTTATAGCTGAACACTTTTCAGAGTTTACATGGAAAGTATTTAGCATTTTATAAGGAGGAAAAATAATGGCAAAATTAACAAACCAATTATTACGCTACAAAGTAATGTTTACAAAAAGTGGCACAGGTGGTTACACAGCACGTGTCATGATACCAAAAGAAGCAATACGAGATTTAGACATTCATCCTGGGGATAGCATTGAATATACTCGTGTCCCACATGGTTTATTATTAAGAAAGGTGCAAAATGAGGGTGATTAAAAGATGGCAAATAAAAGAATAAAAAAGAAACACACAAAAGCGTCACTTTTGAAGCAGGAATATTCTAAAGAATATAATAAGTATCTGTCACGTGTCAGAAATCAGCAAAAACAAGGTGTACAGGTAGAAAGAATTAAGCGAGTGAAAAAACCTACTCAAGCTTCTATCGAAAGACTGAAAAAACAGACAGCTAAAGAGATACGACGTAAAGCGTCTGTTGTAAACATGCTTACAGGGGAATTAATAACTTTTAAAGAATACGGTCGAAAAAACGCACTTGAAATAAATAGAGTTTTTACGAAGTTAACGTCACAAGAGCAGGAATATGCTAGATTTAATAATTATGCTACTGTAAAGGAATTAAAGGCGTTACAAAAGACAGGTATCAAGGTAAATATGGCAACACCTGTATTAGATTATGAAGCAATTATAGATTCTTGGTACGATTCTTTAGAAAGTTTTGTGCCAAAAACAGCTAACTGGTTAAGAGAAAAAACAGACTCTTTATTGGGTAATGCATCGGATAAAGAAAGGGCGTTATTTGCCTATACATACGCTAAAGAACCCGAAGCATTTCCAACAGAGCCATACGCGGACAAAGCTACGGTTGACGCTGTATTTTGGAACATTTTGCATAGAATGGGCGTTATTAGCACAACAGAAGGTTTCCAAGAATTTTTACATGAACAAGACATTGTTATTGAAAAAGAATAAAAAAGAGGTGTGTCTAATGCCACGTAAAAAGAATATTACTTTTTGGGCGTGTGACTTTGAAACGACCGTATGGGGTGAAAAAGTAGAACAGGAAAAAGGTAAAAAACAAGATAGTACAGAAGTATGGAGTGGTGCTGACGTGGCTTTATATGATGAAACCGAAAAAGTAACAATAACTCATTCAATAAGGGATTTTTTAAATAGATTTTTAACAATGAAAGGAAATAATATATTATACTTTCACAATCTTGCATTTGACGGTTCTTTTATCGTAGACTTTCTATTAAAAGATGGCTGGGAATGGGTACATTGTAAAGACAAGGAAATGAAGTCAAAAGAATTTCAAACTTGTATTTCTGATATGGGTTCATGGTACTGGATTAAATTAAAATGGAATAAGACTTTTTTAGAAATTCGCAACTCGTTAAAGCTTATGCCCTCTCCATTAAAAAATATCGGAAAATCATTTGGAACAAAGCACCAAAAGCTAGACATTGAATATGAGGGCGAGAGATACGCTTATTGTGATATATCTGAAAACGAGAAAAAGTATATTGAAAATGATGTGTTAGTGTTAAAAGAAGCTCTTGAAATGATGTTCAATGAAAAGCATGATAAATTGACTATAGGGTCATGTTGTTTATCAGAATTTAAAGGGTTTTATGATGGTAAACAATACGACAAGTTATTTCCAGATATTAGAGAAGATTATCTTGACGAGTCAATAACAGGTGTATGGAATCAATGGGATTATGTCCACAAATCATACCATGGAGGGTGGTGCTATGTAAACCCTCAATACGCGCATATGGTAGTAGGTGAAGGACTTGTATATGATGTAAATTCTTTGTACCCGTCTATGATGCATAGCATTAGTGGAAATAAATACCCGTTCGGGCATGGGGAATATCACAGAGGTGCTCCACCCGATGAACTTATAAGTTCTACTAATAAATATTTTTTTATTCGCTTCAATTGCCGTTTTCAACTCAAAAAAGGGTCGTTCCCATGGGTTCATATTAGGCAGAGCGCGTTATATAAAGCGAATGAAAATTTATACACTTCTAACGTGAGATATAGAGGTGAATATTATCGATATTATCGCGATATTGACGGTCAGATACATGACACTAATGTTACTCTGACTATGACATGTACTGACTGGGAGTTGTTCCAAGAAACTTATGATATTTATGATTTGGTTATTTATGATCACATATGTTTCTACGCTAGACAAGGATTTTTTGATGAATATATAGACAAATACGGAGAAGAAAAAAGAACCTCAAAAGGCTTTAAAAGACAAAAAGCTAAACTCTTTTTAAATAACCTTTATGGTAAATTTGCTATGTCGGATAACTCATCATATAAAGAGCCATATCTTGACGAAGATGGTATTATCAGATTTATTCTGCATGAAGAGCATGAAAAGAAAGTTGGGTATATCCCTATTGGTAGTGCTATCACATCTTATGCAATGAATTTTACAATTAGACATGCTATGGCTAATTATGACAGATTTTGCTACGCAGACACGGATTCTATTCATTTGATTGGACTAGACAAAGCGAATAAGGTTGTGGAGCATTCTACTAATTTTTGTTGTTGGAAATGCGAGAGTACATTCGATTTTGCGTATTATGAACGGCAGAAAACTTATGCAGAACATATAGTTGAAGAGAATCATATACCTTGTGAGCCTTATCTTGATATAAAAGCTTGTGGGATGAGTAGTCAAGCGAAAAGGAAATTTATTGAAGATGGGAGAGATATTTCTGAACTATCCACTGGTCTTAGTATGGAAACTTGTAATTTGAAAGCAGAGCGAGTAAAAGGTGGTATTGTATTAAGAAATAAAGACTTCAATATACACGAACAAAAAGATAAAAAAATTATAATATAATACTTGACTATATTTAGACGTTGTGTTATTATAATAATGTAATAAATAAAAATATTACATTGCAATTCACACTAAAAGAATACAGAAAAAAGGAGGAAAAAAAAGATGTTTACAAGGACATTAGTAACGGCAGAAGTATCTGTCGAAAGAATCTACAAAGACAAGGAGACAGGTAAAATCAAGAAAGATCGCTTTGACGAGAAACTTGCAAATTGTAAGACAAGAGAAAAAGCGGAAATCTTGATTGAAAAGCAGTACAAAGGAGATATCGTTTCCATTTTGGGTATTAAATTCAAATTAGAGAAACGCGTAATGACAGATGAACAGTTCTTACTCAATTCAGAGGTCAAGGGCGAAAAAATTGTCACTGAAGCAGAATTACAGGAAATGAAAAAGGAAGATTAGCAGGAAAAATAGGAGGAAATTAATATGGTAGAAATTAAAGAAATGAGTAGAGAGTTCACAAAGGTAGAGAAATATCTTATGACTACAGCACCAGACATTGAACCGTTAAAAAATATTAAGGACGGAGAATCAATCCCAGTTGATGGCTATATCATTTTTAATGATATCAAAGATAATGGAGACATACAGGAAATTGTAAGCATTATTACACCAGACAAGAAAGTGTATTCTGGGCAGTCCGCTACATTTAGACAGTCTTTGAAAGACATTGAAAGCGTGATGGACGATGAAAAATTTTCTATCGTTAAAATTAGCGGAAAGACAAAGGCAGGGCGAGATTATATCAATTGTACATTAGATGTGTCAAATTTATAATATGATGACGTGAGAATAATGTTCTATTTTCTCTTCTTCTAAAGGGGGGTGGCTGTATGCCACTCCTTTTTAAAAATAAATGTTTCACGTGAAACATTAAGGAGGTTTTAAAAATGGAAAATGATGGTTTTTATCATTGTGATAGATTATTGACATTGAAAGATAAAAACGGAAAAATCCCCGATATTTATATTGTGGATGGAAACAGAACAGCGGGTAAAAGTTATTCCATTAAGTGTAGACAAGTCTCTGATTTTTTAAAAGATAAATATAGACCAGAAAATCAATTTATATATTTATATCGAAATGTAGTTGATATGAAAAATTGTGCTGACACGTATTTTGGTGATATATCTGAAAAATTTGACGGGTATGTAATGACTGAAAAGAGTTTGATGAACGGGTCATTGATACAATTATATCTGAATGAAGAGCCATGCGGATATTGTTTATCTTTATCTGTTGCAAGAAAATATAAAAAAATGCGTGGATTATTTGTAAATATCCGTTCTGTATTTTTTGACGAATATCAAGACGAAGATAACGTTTATTTGCCAAACGAAGTAAATAAGCTTTTATCATTACTAACAACAATTAGTTCGGGTCACGGAAAGCAACATAGAAGAGTTATGCTATATATGGCGTCTAATACCGTGTCATTATTGAACCCTTATTATAGCGTTTTTGGTATCAATAAAATGTTAAAACATAACACTAAATTTTTAAGAGGAGACGGTTGGGTATTTGAACGAACTTATAATGAAAATGCTTCAACCGCGTATAAAGAAAGCGGTATAGCTAGGGCGTTTCAAGGTGCAAGTTATAACGAATACGCTAGTGAAAATAAATATTTGAATGACAATGATTGCTTAATAGGTAAACCTAGCGGTCAATCGCGATATATTTGTACAATTAGATTTAATGAAAAAATGTATAACGTGAGAAGATACGATACTTATATGTATATATCAACTGGTGCTGATGACAGTTTTCCAGTAAGGATATGCTTTACAAAAACTGATGTTATTGATAACACGGCTATCCGTGTAAATTCAACTCATTATATTGTAACGATGCTACGAGAATATTTTAATAGAGGTTTACTTTTATTTGAAAATTTGGAATGTAAGAACATGATATTTGATGTCATATCTTTTTAATGTTTCACGTGAAACATTGACATTTTAAAGTATATATGCTATTATAATATCGTACCCAATATAACACGAACATTGTAATTGATATACACGCACATAGACAAGTAGTCTGATATCAATTTTTGGTTTTGCGTTCCCTTTGATTCGATTATGTTGTAACGTACATAAAAATGTTTCATGTGGACAATGTTTCACGTGAAACATTTTTTATTTACAAGCAGTTTTATTTGTGCTATGATATACAAAAAGGAGGTGATATCATGACACAGGAAATCATGACAATGATTAACACATTAGGCGTACCAACAGCCGTAGCTATTGCTTCTATGTGGTATGTGAAATATCGAGAAGATAAAAATGATGAACGCCTAGAGAGGTTGAATGAATTGCATAAGCAGGAAATGTCAGACATCACAGAAGCTTTGAACAACAATACGCTTGCGCTTCAAAGAATATGTGATACATTTGAACAGAAAAAGGAGGATTAAACATGGCAGTAAAAAAAGCGGTAGACATTTCATATCACAACGGGGTTATTGATTTTGAACGGTTAAAAAACGCCGTGGACTATGTTATCATTCGTTGTGGTTACGGCCAGGATATGACATCGCAGGACGATAAACAATGGAGTCGAAATGTAAGTGAATGTGAAAGATTAGGTATTCCATACGGTGTATATTTCTATTCATACGCAAAAACAACTTCAAAAATTGAGGGTGAAATTAGACATTGTCTTAGATTGTTACAAGGTCATACACCTAATCTCCCTGTATTTTTCGATAGTGAAGAAAAAGGAACGCAAGGCGTTGCAAAGCACAACGCAAAGCGGTTTTGTGACGCTATGTTAACGAACGGATATAAGGCTGGAATCTATGCTAGTAAATCATGGTTCGAGAATTACATCGGTGAAACATGGGGGTATGATTTGTGGATAGCACGTTACTCGAATGTATTAGGTGTAGATAATGTGGACATATGGCAGTATTCCAGTAATGGGTCTGTTGACGGTATTAATGGAAGATGTGACGTAAATCGTGTGTACAAAGACTATCAGAATTCAAGTAGTACACCTATTCCACAACAGCCTCCTACTAGTAACGAAAAAACAAGAAATGAATTGATTGCTTTAGGGCAACAGCACGCTATTAATTTTACAGGAGTTCAAATTTCTGTTGACGGTATTGTCGGCAGAAATACGAAAAGAATGGCGGTTCGCATAGTACAAAGAGCCATGAACGAAGACTACGGTTATACTATCGCAGAGGACGGTATCGCAGGAAGAAAGACTTTAGCAAAAGCAGGAAAGCATTATGTGAAACGTGGTGAAACACAGTTTCTTGTCACAGCTCTTGAAATCTTATGCTTGTTACAAGGAAAAGACCCGAATGGAGTGGAATGCCCTGGAACATTTGGCGGAGGATTGGCACGTGCTTGTGGAATTGAAATCGTTTACGTAAAAGATATGTTATACATGATTTAGTTTTTATTCACGTGGAACAAAAATGTTTCACGTGAAACATTTTAAGGAGGTCAGTAAAAAATGCCAAATATCAATGTAGCGTATCAGTGGGCGGTTAATGCTTGCAATGCCCCTAATATTGGTTATTCACAGCAATACAGAAGAGGGCAGACTGTTAACGGCATTACTTATTATGATTGCAGTTCTTTTATCTCAAAAGCATTAACAGAAGCAGGATTTTTCTCAGTGAACCCATGGTTTACCACAAGGACAGAAGAGGGATATTTATTACAGGCAGGTTTTAAAGAAATCAATATCAATGAAGCGTGGCAAGCTGGGGACGTGGTATGGCGTAGCGGACACACTGAAATGGTCTATCAAGGGGAAGGAGCAGGTAACGGAGGTATTACAATGGGCGCACACAGTGGGCGTTATCCATTGGACGAACAAGTCAGCATTAATACATATATATCGAAACCGTCAAGTTGGACTAAAATATATCGTTATGGCGATAGTGCAGGAATGATACTTGAATGGGTACATGGAAACCGTTATCTTACAGAAGATGAAATGAAGAACAACGCTTATGTATTCTATAGCACGATGTTCTTCAAAGATTTCACATTAAATGCAATAGCTGGAATGTTAGGAAACATGGAGATAGAGTCCAATATTAACCCCGAGTTATGGCAGTCGCTAAAAGAGGGGAACTATAACGGTGGTTATGGACTAGTCCAGTGGACACCAGCAACAGTATATACAGACTGGGCAAATGCTCACGGATATGATATCACAGATGGTTACTATCAATGCGTTTGGATTGATGAAGAAACCGTTAGATGCGGACAGTGGATTGAAACAACGAAATATCCGATATCATGGGAAGAGTTTCGGAAGTCCACAAAAGAGCCTAGTTATTTAGCGTCAGTATTTCTAAAAAATTTCGAGCGTGCAGGTGTGGAAAAAGAAGAGGATAGAAAAAAGAATGCATTAAAATGGTATGCATATTTGCAGACATTATCCCCATACCCAATTCACCCTCATTCAAGAAAAACAAAAATGCCACTTTACTTTTTTATGCCATGGTGATATAATAAAACTGTAAAAGGGTGACACTAAATATAAGGAGGTAAACTATTATATGGATTTTGAAGAAGCTTTAAACGAATTAATAGACGCAATTACAGACGTCGAAGAACACGGCGACGCTATTGAAATCTTACAGAATTATGCGAGTGAAAGAAGCGTCGAAACTGACAGTGACTGGAAAGATAAGTATATGAAACTAGAAAGCGAGTACAAAAAACGCTTTAAAGAGCGCATGAAAGAATCAGCCACTAATGCAGGTAACGAAGAAAAGAAAGATGAAAAAGAAGAAACAATCACCGTAGAAGATTTGGACTTTAACGGTAAGACAGAATAAGGAGGTAATATTATAAATGGCAGAAGCAACAAATAAAAACATTTTAAGAGCTGTAAGGCAGGAACTTTCTTTTGAAGTTCAGAACCATTTGCCTGTAGAAGTCTCAGACAACTTACAGGGTGTATATGATAACATTCTGAATTTTGCACCTGTTAGAAATGAAATCGTTCCGTCACTGATTAACCGTATCGGAATGCAGACAGTAGATAGTATAGCGTGGAGAAACCCGTTAGCAAGGTTCAAAAAAGAGCCTATGCGTTACGGTGAGACACATGAAGAAACATACGTTAATATGTGTAAAGGACATGTCTATGATTCACAGGCAGATTTTAAATATGCATTCCAGCAGTATCAGTCTTACATTATGAGCGTGTTCCATAATATCAACCTTGAAATCCAGTACCCTGTCACGATTACATATGACAACTTGAGAAAAGCTTTTACAAGCGAGTACGGCATACGTGACATGATTATGGCAAAAATGGAGAGCGCTATCACAGGTGCTAACTGGGATGAATACCTTGCTATGCGTGATTTGATTAATTTTGGGTATGAAAAAGAGGTACTACCAGCAGTGACAGTTGATTCTATTGCGGATGAAGCGTCAGCTAAAAAATTATTAATTGAGGTAAAAAGAGCAGTGGGAGAGTTTGGTTTTCCGTTGCCAGAAAATAACCCAGCAGGAGCAACTTCTCACGCTTTGCCAGCTAACCTTATTTGGATTACTACACCAGAGGTAAACGCTCAGATTAGTGTTGACGCTTTAGCGTATGCATTCCATATGGATAAAGCAAATGTAGCTGTACAGACAGTAATTGTTGACAAATTCGCAAATGACGCAATACAGGGAGTTCTATGTGATGTAAGATTTTTCAATGTGCGAGACCAGTTCAAAGAGATGACAGACCAGCGACTTGCGAACGTGTTATCATGGAACTACATGTATACGCAAGTAGAAATGGTAAGCGCAAGCCCGTTCTATCCAATACGAGTATTTACTACGGATACAGTTGTTAATACGCCTACACTTAGTATTACAGCAGGAACTTACACAGCAGGACAGACACAGGAAATCGAAGTAACGGTAACAGGTGGAACAGGGACATACCATCAGAATTTAGTGACTATTGAAGTTGACAGTGGTGCTACTTCTGCTAAAACGTATGTGATCCCTGGAACACATCTATTACACACAGGTTCTGACGAGACAGGAACTATCGTATTGAAAGCGGTTTACAGACCAAATGAAACTATTACAAAAACAGCAAATTTTACAAAAGCGTAAATTTAACGGAGGTATTTGTCTATGATAAATTTACCGACACAAGGAGGGGTTGCACCACGCAACCCCGAAACAAAATTGAGGCTATACAGTGGAGTACCGTGGTCTGATGAATATGAACACGTTAGACTGTACAACTCAAAGGAAGATTTGTTAAACCATTTAGAGAAATATCGTAGACATATTAACGGAGTTGATTTGTCGCACCTTGCTCCGATACGTGTGGGTAATTATGATATACGTGTACCATTTACAGAAATGAAAGCATTAAATTTGAATTATTTAGCTTTTCAGAATACAGGTATTTCTAATGATTGGGTTTTTTGCTTTATAGATTCTATTGAATGGTTATCCGAAAAAACAACTAGGATTAACTTTTCTTTAGATGTTTTTCAAAATAACTTTTATGATGCAAATATCAAGCCTTGCTTTGTAGAGTATCATCATATTCCTAGAAGTTCCGATGCGATAGGCGTAAATCTAACACCTGTAAACATAGAAACAGGCGAATCAATTGTATCACGACATAAAAAATTAGATTTAACGCCAACAGAGTGTTGCGCTTTTGTGACAAGAGGAACAGCAGAACAGAGTTGGTTTGAGGGACGTGTGGAAAATGGTGTATATTGCTGGGGTAGTATTGGACATTATGATGTCACTACCGAAGATGGATTAAAAGGAATAAACGCATTGTTAGAGGATTATAATAAGCAAGGCGCACAAGATGCAGTCATAGGGTTGTTTATGTCGCCAAAATTATGCACACTTGCGCTAGGTGGAAAAGAGATAAAACCTAAAATAACATCTATGCAGATTTCTGATAACGTTTTTGAGGGATATAAGCCAAAAAATAAAAAGTTATATTCTTATCCATGGTTATTCTGTTTGGCTGATAACAATCAAGGTAATACACACATATACAGATATGAATACAGTTATAACAGAGATAAGTCGATTGAATTTGACAGCTACGGAACGATTGCAACGTTACCGCAAGTCTTGACAGCACCAAGAAATTATAAGACACGTGAAGATTTAACACATGGTTTAATGAATGAAGCATTGATTAATTCCTCATTTCCTATGTGTTCATTTTCATCAGATACCTACAGAGCGTGGCTGGCACAAAACAAAAGCTCTATTGCTCTATCACAAGTGCATACTGCCGTAGATGCTACTATAGGAACAGGAACAGCAATAGCAGGTTTGGCTGGTGGCAGTTTACAGGGAGGCATTAACGGACTAGGTAAAACAACCAACGCTTTTTGGGACGCACTAGGAATGTTAGCAAATCAGACAGACAGATCGAGAAATGCAGGAGTGACGCATGGAAAAGCGTTATCAGAAAATGTGCTAACGGGTATCAAAGAATGTGGCGTTGATTTCTATGAAATGTCCTGTAAAAGACAATTTGCAGAAATGGCAGATAGTTTTTTCGAGCAATTTGGTTATCCCATTAATAAAATAACAATGCCTTATTTGCAGTCCCGTTCAGATTGGAACTATGTAAAAACATCTCACTGTGGTTTTACAGGTGACATTGACTTAGACCAGTTGAAAAAATTAAGAAATATATTTGACAACGGAGTTACTTTGTGGCATACTGATGATATCGGGAATTATAGTTTATCCAACGAATAAGGGGGGTGGATATAAATGAGGAATCCGTTAAGGGTTTTTGAGAAAAATATCAACAAAAAGAAATGTGGTGATTTTGAAACAATTAAATCTATATTCTTTTATGATATTTTCGATATATTCGTGAATAGATATACATGGAACAATCTACCAGAAGAAATTTTACCCATGTATATTGAACAAACACTTTTTTGGAATGGTTTGGGTGTATTCATCAAGGATGAAATTGCAGGGTATGCATTCATGAAAGTTTCATTATCTGGCTTACCAGATATTTATAATATCCCTCAAGATAGAATTGCTTACACACCTAACGGGTATATTAAGGAATATGGCAAAGAAAACAGTTGTATATTATGGAATAACTACTCGACTATGCCATATTACTATAAGGCATTAATGTATTCCGAAGCTATGGCGAATACGTGGAAGACAAAAGGTATCAATATGTATGCACAGCGTACACCAGTTGTACTTTCTTCTTCAGACAACGAAAAAATGAGCTTTGAAATATTGGGAGAAATGTACGATAATTATTTACCCGTGTTAAAAGTGTCTGATTCATTAAATTTGAAAGACATAAAAGCTTTAAATATGGAAGCACCTTACATAGTAGACAAATGTGAACAAGAATTAAGAGATTTATGGTCACAAGTATTAACATCGTTAGGCTATGAAAGTAACCCAGTAGAAAAAAGTGAACGTCTTGTGACAGGTGAAACAGCAGGAAACAACGGGCAAATTGAAGCAAATAGAAATGTAGGACTTGCATTAAGGAGAAGATGTGCAAGGGCTATCAATGAGTTATGGAATCTTAATGTGACAGTTGACTTTAACAGTGAACTTCCTACTATGATGAATGGATATATACCAGACAAGTACATGCAAAAAGGAAAAGAGGGGGATGAAATTGAGTAAATACATGACTACTATAAAAGATATTTGCGAAAGCTTTATTGCACCTCAAGAACTATGGAGTATGGACTTATCTGTGCAAAGAATAATAGATAAAACACAAGACAATTTTTTTGACTTTGATTTCCCTTTTTATTCAGAGGATAGAAAAGACTTGTATACCTTTAAAAAATACTTTTTACTTAGGTATTGGAATAATTATATAGGTTTTGAAACTTTAGGTATGTGGAAAACGGCTTTTATAGCAAAAATGCATGAATTGACACCGTATTATACAAAATTGTATAACGCAATTCAAAACGATAACCCTTTTACAAATGTAAATATAACAATCACAGAAGCAGAAAAAGGAAACGAAAAAACAACAACTAACTCAACAGATACAGGACAAAGCGAAGTAAAAAACAATCAAAATTATCAAAATATTGATAGTGATAACCCGCAAGTTACCGTAGCTACAGAAGATTATGCAAGTAATATGAGTAGAGGTGAAACTATCAATAACACTACAACTAATGCAAAAAATAACCATGTAGGAAACGACAACAAGGACAGCAAAAGAGACAGAGACACAAAAGAGATAGGATTAAGAGGAAAATCAACAAGCGAAGCAATAGCAGAATATCGAAAACAAATACAAAATATCAATCGAGAACTTGTAGAAGATTGTAGGGAATTATTCATGAAAGTTTGGTAATAAGGAGGTTTGATATATGGCAGAAGAATTAAAACCTTTAGTATCTTTACTTTGTTGCGATATACCTAGCGTGTATAGCAATAAACAGAGCTATTACGAATGTTTATGTTATATCGGTTATAAAGTGAACGAATGTATTGACGCAATTAACGGTTTTACAGACGCATATAAGCAGTACACAGATGAAAAAATTGCAGGATTGAAAGCCTATATTGATGATATTAACACTGATATCTATAAGCACATCACAGAAGTAGAAAAAAATATCCGAGAAGATATGAACGCTAAAGACACGGAACTTGATGAAAAAATCAATAAAGTGCAAGCAGACTTACTTAAAAAAATAAGTGATTTAAACATTTTAATTTATGACTTAAACACTGAGACAAGGAAGTATATTGACAGTTCAGTTAAAAAACTCTATGATTATATCAATAATTATGTACCAAACAATATGGAGGTGCTTAACCCTGTAAAGGGTTATTATACAAGCTTAAATCAAGCGTTAGCTGATATGTATGATAATCTACGATATTATGCTTTAACGTGTGATGAATTTGATTCATTGAATTTAACCTGCACTGAATTTGATAACTTATTACTTAGTTGTACAGAATTCGACTTATACGGTGCAAAAAGATTTCGCGTGGACAGTAATTTGTATATGCATAACCCATTCACAGGTGAATATGTATTTTATCAAGATGTTATCTATCAGCTTGCACAGCTACACTTTAATAACCCTATTTCAGCTAGTGAGTTTGACGAATTATTATTGACCGTAACAAGATTTGAAGCTAAAGAGTTAAGTGCTTACACTTTCGACAGCAACGCTAAAACAGCGTTACATTTATAAATTAAGGAGGAATAAAAAATGAGTTCAACAAACAAAACAACTTATTATGATTTAAGTCAGTATATCGGAACTGACAAGCCGACATATTTAGGTGATTATAATTCAGATATGTCTAAAATCGATGCAGGTATTCACAGTGCAGTAGAAACCGCCACCTCAGCAAATCAGACCGCTGGAAGCGCAGAAGCAAAAGCAACAAAAGCTAACAATGATTTATCCGCATTAGATAAGCGTGTTGTTGCTAATACAACGAATATTGACCAATTAAACGCTAATTATACAGCTTTAAGACAAGATGTAACAGGCGTACAGAATACGGCTTCGCAGGCACAGCAGACAGCAACAAATGCGTATAACCTTATTCAAAACGCACATTTTACAAGCTTTGAAAAAGTTAAAAATATAAATACTAAAATAACATTAGATTCCTCAAGACCTTTAATGTGTGCATATAGTGCAGAATTAGAATTATTAATATTTACGGGTGGATATACTTACAATGCGAATATATCCGGAGGTGAAATATTATTTACTCTTCCTAATTTTGTAAAAAAACCATCAGCCACACGCAATATTGCATATTTCGGTAACGTATTTAGCGGATATACCGCTGGAAGTGGTTTTAATTATATATCACCACAAACATTACAATTAGACAGTAACGGAAATATTTTACAGGACGGACAGGGATATCAGAATATGCAACTATGGACACAAACTGTTTTAT